GTTGTGACAATTGCAATCAATACTGACACAATGTATTTGTCAAGTGCCGGTACAACTGGATCACGATCTTTAGCTCAATATGGATCGGCTACAGCAGTAAAAATGACATCAACAACTTGGTTAATTTCAGGGAGTGGTTTGACATGAGTGGCGCAACTGTTGCTGTTTTTCAAAATCAAAGAAGTTTTGGGTCCCCTCCAGGTTCTGTGACATACGGAAGTTGCGGCGCTGGAACATACACATGGGTTGCACCTGCTGGTGTTACAAAAGTTTCTGTTGTTGCAGTTGGCGGTGGTTCTTGTGGCGCTCATGGTAGCGCTGGTGGTAATTTGGCTTATTTGAATAACTATACAGTTGTCCCTGGTAATTCTTATACTGTTATTGCGGGTTCCGGAACACCTGGTACAAAACGAAGCACTTTTATTAGCACTTCTGTTTTAACTGCCGGCAATCAAAATGTATCAGGATGTTGTTCCAGAAATGTTGGAACTGCTTATTATTTAGGTGGTAATGGTGGATGCTATGGCGGCGGCGGCGGCGCTGGCGGTTATAGTGGCGCTGGTGGTAATGGCGGTTATTCTGGCCATCATAATGGATATGCCGGAACTGGTGGCGCTGGTGGTGGCGGCGCTTGGAGCAATTTACCTCTTTGTGGTTGCATTAATGTTCAAAGCGGCGGTGGCGGTGGTGGCGTTGGTTTGTATGGTCAAGGTTCTTCTGGTTCTGGTGGCGTATCAAATTCATCAGTATCATATGGTGGTGGCGCTGGTTCTGGGGGAAGTGCAGGTTCTAATGGTTATGCTTATTGTGCTGGTTCAGGGGGTTATTATGGCGGTGGCGGTGGTGGCAACCAATGTAATCATAATGGCGTTGGATTTAATGGCGCAGTTCGTATTGTTTGGCCTGGCAACACTCGTCAATTCCCATCAACTTGCGTAGGAACACCATAATGGCGCTTTATATTCAAATTGAAAACGGGCAACCAATAAATCATCCTGCTTATGATGATAATTTAGTAGCGGCGTTTGGTTTAATACCTAATGATTGGGAACCTTTTGTAAGAGTTCCAAACGCAACTTTAGGAATATATCAAGTTTTAGATAGTAATACCCCAACATATTCCAAAGTAAATAATGTTTGGACTGATGTATGGTCTATTCGTGATATGACTGCTGATGAAAAATCAGCAAAGCAACAAAAAATAAAAACCGCATGGTCTGAAAGATTTCAAGCATCAAATTGGTCTGCGTGGACATTTGATGATGCAACTTGCGCTTATTTGCCTCCAATTCCTAGACCTGAAAAAGACCAAACTAAATTGGATCAAAAAATTTATACATATTGGTGCGGTGCTGAAAGTAATTGGAAAGACACTCCTCCCTATCCCAATGATGGAAATCAATATACATTTGATTTTTTTGCGTGGGTTTGGGTTGTTGTGCCATCTACGCCCACAACATAAGGAACTAACATGGCTAAAGTGAAAAATGAAAAATTTTGCAAAGCTGCAAAGCAAGTAAAAGAAATTGTTCAAAACACACAACTTCAAGTTGCTTATCACTTTCCATGTCCAATTTATTTAATTGAACGTCCTGATTTTATTGAATCTGTTAATTTAGTTTCTGAAGAATCTTTAGCTAAACAACACGCTGAACGTCAGCTAGATGAAATTTATCCAGTTATGATGTCTGGCAATTTTGCGGATGATCCTAGAATTAAAGCATTTGCTGAATTTGTTGGTGGAACTGCTTGGAATATTTTGTCTGAACAAGGTTATGCCATGCAAGATAAAGTGATTACATTTAGTGAAATGTGGACACAAGAACATCATAAACATTCAGCTATGGAACAACACGTTCATGGATTTGGTTCTCAAATTGTTGGTTTTTACTTTGTAGAAGTTCCTGAAAACTCGTCAAGAGTTGTATTTCACGACCCAAGACAAGGGAAAATCATATCCAGTTTGCCCGAACAAGACATGAATATGGCTACACCTGCAAGTCAAATGATTAATTTTGAACCAAAATCTGGTTTGATGATTTTTTCAAATGCTTGGTTGGCACATTCCTTTACTAGACACGCTAATGAAAAGCCAATCAAATTTGTTCATTTCAATTTAACAGTTCAACAGGCACCACAAATATCTTGTGTATTACCTGCTGCTGAAATAATATGAAATATTCAATAAGATTCAATAAATCTAGGGGTCAAGAAGGCCGTGGAACTTTGGATCATTGTTGGCGTGTTTTTGAAGGTGAAAAAGAATATTTATTTAAAAACGTTAAAATTAATATTCCTTGTCAAACTGAAAAAGATTCTAAAAGTGAAGATTGGAATATTGTGTGCGATGGCACATTAACAATTAATCGTGAAACATCAACTGCAATTATTGGATAAAACATGAAATGGCAAGTAACAGATATTCACGCTAAAGATGGCGTTATAACATCCGCTAAATACTTTGTTAGCCATGTTGATGGCGATCAAACGGTTGAAACGGAAGGCTATTGGCATTTTCCCGAAGGTGGTGATGTTTCATTCAACAACGTAACCGAAGAAATGGTTATTGGTTGGATTAAAGAAGCATCTATGAAAGACGGCGTAAGTTCAATAGAATTGGCGTTAACAAATCAATTAAGCCAACCCCAAAAAGTAACGCCCCCTTGGTTGCCACAAACTTTTACAATTAAAGTATGAAAATTGAACTAAGCATTCCGCAAATCAATACAATTTTTGTTGCACTTCAACGCAACCAAGAATTGATTGCGCAAACAATGGATGAAATCCAAAAGCAAGTGCAAGAACAACAAACCCCAAAGCCCGCCGATGATGGGCATATTGTGGTTCCAGCATAAGGAAGAAGCATGACAGCCCCCATTGATATTATTAGTTCCGCATTGAAAGATATCGGCGCTTTGGCGGCGGGGGAAACGCCCGATCCGGCGGCGGCGCAAGATGCGTTCGTAATGATGAATCGTATGATCGATCAATGGTCAAACGAACAAATGATGGTTTATTACAAAACCGAAATCATTTTTCCCATCACATCGGGACAAACGCAATACACCATTGGCCCAGGGGGGGAAATTGGGGCTAACTTTACCGGTTCTATTGTTAACAATGTGTTAACGGTTACGGCCATTACTAGCGGCGCTATTGCGTTGGGCATGACATTAAGCGGAACCGGCATCACAACCGGCACCAAAATTGTTGGCTTTGCAACCGGCGCGGGTGGAAACGTTAACGAATTGGGCACTTATTTGTTGAACATAAGCCAAACGGCCGCATCAACATCAATCAATGCTTTTTATCAACGCCCACTAAGCATCAATTCATCATTTGTTAGGATTAACACCAATAGCAACGGAACACCGATTATCAATGGTGGTTTGGATTATCCCGTTGCCGTGTTGAACCTAGAAAACTACAACATGATTGGTTTGAAAACGCTAAATGGCCCTTGGCCAAAAGCGGTTTATTACCAACCTAGCGATCCATTGGGCAACATTTTTGTTTGGCCTAACCCATCGCAAGGTGAAATGCACTTATTTTGCGATACGTTGTTTAGCAACTATGTCACTATTAACGATCCCATTATTCTTCCCCAAGGCTACGAAATGGCATTGGAATGGTGTTTAGCCGAACGTTTGATGCCTAGCTATGGCAAGGCAAGCGCAACGCAAATTCAAATGATTAACGCATTTGCGGCACAAGGCAAATCAACCATTAAGCGCACCAACATGAAACCCGTTCAAAATTCCGCCTATCAAGATGCCATCCTAACTTCACGCCAACGTGATGCCGGTTGGATTCTTTCGGGTGGATTCTTCCGCTAATAAGGACACAAAATGCCTGATTTTGGGTTTGTCGGCGCTAGTTATGTTGCACCTAGCATTTATCAAGATGCGCAGGAGTGTATTAACTTTTTCCCCGAAGTTGATCCAACCAAGCAACCGCCCGAACGCGGTGTTGTGGCGCTTTACCCAACGCCAGGGCTTACAACGCAATTGGTTTTACCGGCCGGTGCGGAAGTTCGTGGCCTTAGAACCCTAAGTGGCGGAAGCCAAGCTATCGCCGTTTGCGGTGCTTATGTTTATCTTTTATCTAGCAACCTAACCCCCAATATTGTTGGCATTTTAAATAGCAATAGCGGGCGTGTAGGGCTAGTTGATGATGGCGTGTATGCCTACATAGTGGATGGCACATATCGCTATTCATGGCGCATTACAACGCCCACAACGGCCATATTTACCGGTTCAATTAGCGGAACCACTTTAACCGTTTCAAACATACAAAGTGGAACGATTGCTATTGGCCAAGTTTTGTATGGCGTGGGTGTTTCCCAAGAAACGGTTATCACCGGTGGATCGGGATCATCGTGGACGGTTAACTTATCGCAAACGGTTGCATCCACATTGATGAATTCGTTGAACACAACAAGTTTTACCGGAACGATCACAACCGGCGCAACCAACGCCACTCTAACAACCACGGGAACGGCTTATTTAGGCCAAACCATCCAAGGTTCAACGGTTCCGGCGGATACGATTGTCACGGCGATTGGAACACCAACCGGCGGCAATAATGTTTACACACTATCTAGCAACACGGCGGTTTCATCAACAACGATGTATGCCCTAGATTTTACGGTTATGCCTAACAATGATGGGCCTTTTATTGGCGCAACATCGGTTGATATTGTGGATAACTACTTTGTTTATTCACGACCCCAAAGCCAACAATGGGGTTCTAGCGATGCGTTAAGCCCTATTTCACAACCATTATCGGTTGGTTCTAAGGATGGCGCACCCGATAAATTAGTGGCTTTGATTGTGGATCACCGCGAAGTGTATTTGATGGGTGAAGCATCTAGTGAAGTTTGGGTAGATGCCGGATTGTTTCCATTCCCATTCCAAAGAATTCCAGGAACTTCAACACAACACGGCATTGCCTCCCAAAATAGTTTGGCCCGCCTTGGCAATAGTTTTGCCTATGTTTCACGCAATTTGCGTGGACAAGGCCAAATTATGCAAATGCAAGGTTATGTTCCACAAAGGATTTCAACGCACGCGGTTGAAGCAACATTGGCCAACCAATACATAGATGATGCGATCGCGTGGACGTATCAGCTAGAAGGGCATGAAGTTTATGTTGTTTCGTTTCCTACAATTAACATCACTTGGGCTTTTGACGTTACAACCGGTTTGTGGCACAAATGGCTATACGTTAATGACTTCAACCAATACCAAAGGCACCGTGGAAATTGTTCGTGTGTCTTCCAAGGCATGGTGCTTGTGGGTGATTACGCCAACGGCAAGATATATGAATTGGATAACACCAACTACACCGATGATGGAAATCCAATTAGGCGCATAAGACGCGCACCGCATTTGGTTTCGGATTTCCAAAGGCAATACTTTGAAGAATTGCAAATCCAATTTCAACCAGGGGTTGGAACAACGGGTTTATCGGTTCAAGCCACGGCCATCACCTTGGCATCGCCTTATTACATTTTGCCTACACAAACTTACACAATTCCGGCAACGGCAACGGTTTATTTGGGCACACAAAACGCTATTAACCAAACAACCACAACAACCTATCCCCAAGCCATGCTTAGATGGTCTGATGATGGTGGTTCCACTTGGTCAAAAGAACATTGGGTTACGATTGGCCAAGCCGGTAAATACCAAAATCGTGCCATTTGGCGGCGTTTGGGGCAAGCTAGGGATAGGGTTTTTGAAGTTTCAATAACCGATCCCGTGAATGCGGTTATCGTTTCGGCTAATTTGAAGGCAAGCGGGGGTGAAAATTGAGCATCACAACAAATACATCGCAATTACAACCCTATCCGCAATCACCTTTTTTGGATAGCACAACAAATCGGCCAACTAGGGCATGGCAACAATTCTTTCTGAATTTGTTGAACTTCACCTCATCAACCACGGCAACAACCGGATCGGCAACGCTTCCGGCCAATCCCGTGGGGTTCATAAATATAACGGTAAATGGCCAACATTTTAAGGTGCCGTATTACAATATCTAAATGATTACTTTTCAAAAAGAACAAATCCAACCGTTTGCGAACGAAGCGATTGATTTATTTGAAAAACATTATGCGGAATTGGCGGAAAGAACGGATGTAATTGAACTTGATCCCGATTTTGAAAAGTATCAAAAATTGATGGATTTAGGGATGTTAGAAATCCACACGGCACGGGATGATGGAAAGTTGGTTGGGTATTCTTTATGGATGGTGATGAACCATTTGCACTATAAGAAAAGTGTAACGGCATCATCGGACATTCTATATATCCATCCCGATTATCGAAAAGGTATGTTTGGCTATAAATTTGTGAAATGGACAACGGAAGAAGTTAAAAAAAGAAAGCCACAAAGGATATTGTTCCACATGAAACCTCATATCGATTATGGGCACTTGGTAGAGCGATTGGGTGGGCACTTTTTTGAAAAAACATATTCGATAGTATTGGAGTAAGAACATGGGTGTTTCAGCAACGATTGATGCGG